AACACTGATCAAACTCATTGATAGGGTGCGTATGCTGGACAATGACCTCATAAGACTACAGGCCAAGGTGAGAACAGTTAGCAAAAAGAAGAAGTAGTCTTATAACTTCGCATCACAAAGGTTTAAATAATTTTATATGAAATTCGTAATGGTAATGATAATATGCTTCGGCGCAGAGTGTGAAGCAGTATTTGATCCAGCAACATACTTTGAAAGTTACGATACCTGCTATGCCACAGCCATGCAGACCACCCAGTATATGCAACAGATGTATCCGCAATCCTCTGGGGAGATACACTGCTACAACGAGGAACAACTTCTTTTGTTCCAAGAGTGGATAAAAGATGGTAATCAACCCACACTATCGAGACCAGAACCAGAAGCATCAGGCATAGACGCCTAGTTGACATTTACCTAAATTGTAGTATAATAGTGCTATGATTCATGCGATGATAGATCTGGAAACACTTTCCACCAACCCCAATGCCACTATACTGACTGTTGGTGGTGTCAAGTTCGATCCTTACACAACCGTTGAACCCGCACAAGGAATGTACTTCCGTGTGGATGTGGATTCTCAGACGGAAATGGGCAGAGACGTGATGCAGGACACACTGGACTGGTGGGGCAAACAGGATCCAGAGATAATGGAAGAAGCACTCGGAGACAAGGACAGGATTTCCCTGGATCAAATGATAAAGACCATCAACAAGTGGTCCGTGGGAGTTGACGTTTTCTGGTGCCAAGGACCTTTGTTCGATTATGCCATACTTCAGAACCTATACACGCAACTGGGACACCCACAACCATGGCAGTACTGGCAGATAAGGGATTCGAGGACACTGTTCAGTCTGGTGCCACGTGATCCTAATGAGAAGAGAACTGGTCTGCACAATGCCTTAGAAGATTGTTATTTCCAGGCCAAAAAAGTACAACGGGTGTACAAACAGTTGGGAATAAAAAATGGCAGATATTAAGTGGTACGACATCAGCGACCTTTACACAATTAAAGATTACAAGATCACACACAAGAAAGATCCTGCTACAAAATGGATCAGACTGCCCTGTGTGTACAAGATAAAAATCAACGATGCGATAGTGGAGGTTGGTAGATCCGACACCTGCAAGAAACACGGTGGTGCGGAAAAGGTCAGGAAAGCGATCGTCAATCTCTTGAACGTGTTGGATCACAACAAGAGTGTCACGAAAACCAAAAGATGGGAACAAATCAGGTTGCAACACAAACCAAATAGTAGTAACATTAAGATAGGAATAATAAAAACCAATGCCATCAAAAAAACCTATCTACAAGAAAGCCTTTGAGACCATAGACCGATACGAGGAAAGCACCTGGTTGGGCAACGACACACCCATATTTGAGAACAAGCACACAGCAGTATTCAAAGACAAATATCCATGCACCGCCGGACACACACTTTTCATACCAAAGGAGGATGATCCGGTATTCATAGGAGAGTCATACAAACTGGCCTACTACTGTGGCAAGGAATGGATCAAGGAAGGCAAGATGAAAGGATTCAACGTGGGCATGAACATAGGTCTATGTGCAGGACAAACTATCATGTGGCCACACATACACTTCATACCCAGGCACGACGGTGACGCAGACCACAAGGGCGGACTAAGACACGCACACCCAGGAGCAGACCACAAGCAATATTACTAATGAAGAAAACAATAAAAAGAAAAAAGAAAGTCAGCAGGAAAATAAGACCTATGCCCATATACACCTCTCCAGATGGTGGCGAAACTGTGTACGAGCAGATTGGTAATGGTGAACGCAGACTGATAGAAAAATCACAGAAAGCCAAGGACAACGAAACCGCATATGAGGAGTTGGAAATGGTAGGAACAGAGGCCATAGAGTTGAGGCGACAACATCCAACTCTGCAGAAAGCATGGGATCAATACCGCACCGTGTGGCATTTAATCAACGATAATGAGTGATATGTACAACTACTCCAGACCAACCTTTACCATGCGTATATGTGCATCTGTGTGCGTTTAAAGGGGTGATTAAATAGCATTATGACCAAGTATGTTAGTATAATAGGCAACGGTGAAAGCAGGCGAGGATTTGACGTTTCTCCTCTGAAGATGTTCAGCACGGTAATTGGATGTAATGCCATATACAGAGACTTCGTTACAGAATACCTGGTATGTGCAGACAAGCATATGTGCCAACAGGCGGTCAACGCCGTTGGTAAAGGAACCACAATATACACCAGAGAAAATTGGGCAGGTCAATTCGCCAATTGGTCCAATGTAAAAACATTACCAGGACTACCTTACGCAGGAGACAAGAGACAGGACGATACATTCCACTGGGGTACAGGTCCACACGCCGGCAACGTTGCGTTGAGTTTTAAACCAAAGGCCATATTCATGTTGGGTTTCGACCTGCATCCTTTGGAAAAGGACAAGATCAACAACATGTACACAGGTTCTGAAGGATACAAATACATCAAGAGGCCAGTTGATCCCAGTTACTGGATATACCAATTCCAGAAGTTAATGGGTTACTCAGATCCAGACACAAGATGGATAGTGGTAAATCATGATCGTTGGGAGATGCCCAAGGAATGGAAGGCACAGGCGAACGTGTTCCAAGAGACCTATGACGGCATGGCCAAGTTCATCAACAGGCAGTTGACAAAGAAGTAATCTCATATAAAATTACAGTATGATCAAACCTATGGCCGATGACCTGATGGTGCAACAACAACTGAAGGCACCCCACAAGAGATGGAAACACATGGTGGCCGTGATGTGCCTTAACCTCACATACAGGAAACATGTCAAAATAATCTTACCAAAACTCTTCGCACGTTATCCCAGTCCTGAGGCGTACCTGCGTGGTAGATTGAAAACCCAACAGCAGATGTTGAAGCCTCTGGGTATGTGGGAAGTTAGATCTAGAAGGATACGTAAGATGACTGAACAGTACCTATCCTGGGACAGGAAAGAAGCCAGTGACCTACATGGCATAGGCAAGTATGGATCAGACAGTTACCAGATATTTTTCTACAACAACATACCACCCAACGTTCAGGACAAAGAGTTGAAGAAATACATTGACAAACTTGTAGGATAGTTTATAATAAGGATATGTTTGATAAAATAAAAGATGGAGATCTAGTAACTCTTAAATTGGCTTCAGGGGAAGAAGTCATTGGAAAATTCACAGGCAAGGCTGACACATACATCAGTATAGAGAAGGCACTTGTATTGATGCAGGGTCCACAAGGACTGGCATTTGGTACATTTTTCTCCACTGCCAAACAAGACGAACCTTTCAACATTGCCACAGACAAGTTGACTTCGATCGCACACATCAATGACAAGATAGCGGAAGAGTACAAAAGAGTCTTCAGCAAGATTGAAGTTCCTGCAAAACCAAAGATCATAACGTAATGGCACACTTCGACAAACACTCAACGAGCATCAAGGCACTAGTTGACGTGTCAGAGGCCATGCTGAACGCAATGGAGGAACACGGTATAGATCCAGAGACGGTTTCCCAGAGGAATGAGTTCACTGTGATGATACACTTTCTTAAGAGCATCATCGATGGAGAATTAAATATACCAAATGAACTTACGGATCGAATCAGAGACACGGCGTTCCAAATGGATCTAGATCAGAAGTTGAACAAGAAACTCAACTGATGATCAAGAGGACTCAAAGACTTTCATCCCTCTATAAAAATTCTGCAAGTCATCAAAAAAGGAGAAAAGATGACTTACTACTCAACTAAAACATACGGACACAACATAGGACTGGCCTGTGTGTTCAGACAACCCAACGCAGATCACTCTCACTGCCATCTATTACATGGATACAGTCTTGCGTTCAAATTTACATTTGGATGTAATGAACTGGACAATAAAAACTGGGCAGTTGACTTTGGTGGACTGAAACCCTTGAAGGCATGGCTTGAAGACAAGTTTGATCATAAACTGGCTTTGGACAAAAATGATCCACAGTTGGAGAGATTAAAAGAACTTGAGAAGCATGATCTTGCCGAAGTGAGAATATTCGATGGTGTGGGTGCTGAAATGTTCGCCAAACACGCATTTGATTTTGCAGATAAACTGATCAGAGAGAAAACGGATGACAGGTGTTTTGTGGAAAGTGTTGAATGTATGGAACACGGAGCAAACAGTGCCATCTATTCTAGAGGATAAAATATTAATAGAATACGATCACAAACTTGTCAAAGTTGACGTATATGGTACCCCATTAGGCAAAAGATTTATAGAAGCACTAAAGGACAATCTTCTTAAAAAAAGAATACTTGAGAAGAACTTCTGTTTCCTTGGCTGGGCAGACTCAAAAAGAGATTTAAATTTCCTTTGTCACGAGTTGAACAAAAGCATACAGCAAATAAATTCTTTCAAGTTTAGCCCGCCTTATGAAAGGCTCGATCCTTTCGTTGCGGATGATTTCCAATACAGTTCCAGACTACCCATTGGCAAAGCAATAGACGGTGACGTTAAGAAGACACCTGGACTGAGGTTGAAACACGAGGCATGTAATCTACTTCACAGATATTTCGAGGACCTGCAAGGAACGGCATGGAAACTTTCTGAGTTTTACAAACAGGCAGACCATGAAACAAAGTATGCCATAAGACAACTGAATAACATATGCCACGAAATAGAAAGTTGGGTTGAAGCATACAGGAAAAAGTTTATTGAACCTGAATGGATAAGACCCTCACAGATAACCACGTTCCTCAACGCACCGAGATATGACTTACACGAAGAAGATTATGACTTATTCAAACAGAACAGGTACGACAGAGAGTTGGGTGGTGTGTACCTACACTGGTCACAGGTGGGCAAAACTTTGTATGAAGTTTACAGAGACGAACACGCACCTAAGATGACAGACGCACTGTGTTCAGCAATAAATCACCAAAAATACTACTCGGGAGAATTTGACATTGAGTGGGGTGACACAATCACTGAACAGACACATGATTTCAAAAAAGAAGAAATGGACGGATACAGAGCATGGCTCAAGGAAAACAACTATGATTGGGAAGATCCAAAACTTTCTCTCGGTTATATCAAGATAGGACAGGTAGATTTGGCCACGTCTTTTCAAAATCGTCCGTTCCTTGGGATATACGACGTGATGAAAGATAATTTAAATATAAAGAACATCACTATCAGAGGAAAAGAAACTTTTGAAAATGATTTTTCTTACACACTGGACAGTAAGGACTGGAAACAGATACAGATGGAAGGACTGAAAAGGGGATATGAATCACGTAGTGTGCGTTAAGTGGGGCAACAAGTATGTTTCGCAGTACGCCAATGTACTAAACAACATGGTCAAGAGACACACCACAGTGCCTATTCAGTTCCATTGTCTCACAGACGACCCTAGTGGACTTGATCCAGAAATAAATGTTATCAAACTACCAAACGATCCATGGATCAAATCATGGTGGAGCAAACTATGGATGTTCGCACCAGAGATGCCACTTGAAGGAAATATACTGTTCTTTGATCTTGATGTTGTCATATTCGAAAACATAGACCAGTTGTTCACTCATAATCCTGGCAAGTTCATGATAATAAGAGACTTCAACAGATGCAGGGTAAAGGACTGGAAACTGTCCAACTCCAGTTGTATGCGTTGGCAATCAGGCACGATGAACTACCTGTGGAACGAATTCAAAAGCAGATCGGCAGAGATAATGCAACAGAATCATGGAGACCAAGATTGGATAACAAAGAGGGCCAAGAATGATATCAACTGGTGGCCTGATGAGTGGATAAGATCGTACAAGTGGGAGATGGTAGGCCTGAGAGATACCAAACTGCTAACCAAGGAAGGCAAGAAATGGTTCAGGACACCGGCCAAGATAGAGAAGGACAACAAGGTGGCAGTTTTCCATGGCTCGCCCAACCCCATGGAATGTGCAGACAAGTTTGTGGAGGACAACTGGAAATGAAAAGTTTTGGCAAAGTGGATGTGAAAAGGATCAAACCTGAACTGTCGGACATACCCGAGGACTGCGGCTATGAGAAAAAGTTCCGTTTCAACATAGACATGAACTCTAACGGCATAATGGGCGAATGCATAGAGTGGTGCCAAGAGAACTGTGAAGGCAAATGGGGTTGGTGGTTTGAAAATGCCAATCGTATAGAGAATCCAAAGACACACTGGGAGGATCAAGACAGTTACATGAGTTTCCAATACAAGAGAGATGCCACACGCTTCTGGCTGGCAATAGGTTTGAAAAACATGGGAGATAGAAGTAGATAATTAATAGTATGAAATGGTTTGAAATCACAGAAGAAGCAAAGAATCAAATGGAGAAGTTGTTGGCAAAACAACCAGACAAATATGCGGTCAGCCTGATGGTTGAAGGCGGTGGCTGTGCAGGATTCAAATACAAGTGGGGATTCATAGACAACAAGGAAGACGTTGGTGCTGACGACCACACAGAGGATTGGCACACAGGCAAATTTGTTGTTGATGACGCAAGTATGCTCTACGTCGCAGGCACTAAGATAGACTGGAAAGAAGAAGTGTTCGGGTCACAGTTTGAAATAACAAATCCTAACGCATCTTCCGGTTGCGGTTGTGGAGAATCATTTGGGGTGTAATGGACACTGCTTTCATAATAGGTAACGGTGAGTCGAGAAACATATTTCCAATAGAAAATTTAAAAGGCAAAGGTGTGATATATGGTTGCAACGCCATATACCGAGACCATCCTAAGTTGTGTGATCACATTGTGGCTGTGAATCCTCCCATGTACGAGGAACTGGCCGCCTGGCACAACAACGGAAAGGAATCTCCACAGATACACGGAAGAGATAACATCTCAGAATGGAACTACATCTGTGATGGTGATAAGGAAACAGACGTTCCGGAAGGACTCAAGATATACCGAGTGTGGAGGGGTGGTGACATCAAGAAAGGTGGCAAAATAAAAACCAATGACTTCACTAGGACCAAGGGTTCAGGTTGTAGTGCTGTGTTGATGGCGGCTGAATCTGGTGTGAAAAATATTGTGATACTGGCTTTCGACATCATGGGTGCCAGACAATGGGAGATGGAAACCCCCAGCAGGATACAGAACAACATATACAAGAGCTCAAACAACTATCCAGGAAGAGAAAGTATGAAGGCATATCTCAAGTATGAATGGATGTATCAACTCAGACAAACTTTTAGACAGTTTCCAGGAACAAACTTCCATTTCATCAACAGGAGGGAATACCTCGAAGGCAACCCGTTCCTGCGTTGGTACTTCGATCAACCAAATATAAAGTGTGGCATATACGCTGACCTGCAGAGATGGATCTCCGGTGCCAGGGATGATATCAAGTGGAAAACCCTATAGAGTTATTGTGCTACTAGCGTCGAGTTTGTAGACCTTACGCATTTTCACACCTACCTTCTGTGCAAACCTTTTCGTGTCACAATGTGAACAGACATGTTTGTAATCATTGGTGGCCCTCTCAGGATCCACTTTCGCTCTTGGTCTTAGAAATTGCACTCCGCATGAATCACATTTGAATACAAATACAGTATTTTTCCGGTGAAAGGTGTGGTAAACGCCACATTTGCTCTGGCGTTCGTACAGTCTCATAGTTTTTAATGTTTCGACAAACATCAATATTATTTAATAAATATGTATATTCGATATATGGCTAGATTAAACATAGACACAGGAGCAGTAGGAAACCCGGCAACAGGCGATACTTTACGTACGGCCTTCAACAAGATCAACACGAATTTCTTAGAACTCTACACAGATTTGGCGGCCACAACATCATCAGGAGGTGTGTTAACTAATTCAATCACAAACGGTAATGTAAAAATAGTTGCAAACGGAACAGGTATTGTTGAAATTGATAGATTATCAATAAACAACACCACAATAAGTTCACTAGATACCAACGCAGACATCACACTTACAGCAAATGGCACAGGTAGTATTGTGTTGGCAGGACCAGTTACAGCAAGTGAGATTGTAACCAATGAGATCTCAACTAATGGATCGAACGCAGACTTGAAACTTATAACATCAGGCACAGGTGATATTTTATTGAAAGGTAAAAGAGTTGGAATTGCTGATGTTAACCAACCAGATTCACTCTTACACCTAAAAGATACAAATGCAGTCATAACACTCCAGAGAACTGCTGACGCAAACACTCCTGGTCTAAGTTTCCAACAATCAGGCGGCAACGTAAGAGCAGTTATTAAGATGGATGGTACATCAGGCACATCCAATGAAATTTTCTTCCAGACATACTCCGGTTCATTGGCAGAGAGATTCAGGGTGACACACACAGGTGCGAAGGTATCTGGCACTTTAAATGTAGACGGCGGAATTAGCATCACTGACAACAAAATAACGTCATCGGCTTCAAACGCAAACATACAGATCGATGCCGCAGGATCAGGAGCGATTGAGTTACTAACACAAAAAGTAATAATTGCTAACCTTCCAACAAGCGATCCTAGTGTTGCTGGACAACTTTACCAGTCAGGTTCTGATTTAAAAATTAGCCAAGGATAATAAATGGCCCAGGAAATAATCAACATTGGAATACAGGCCGATGACGGTACAGGCGACACTATCAGAGGCGCCGGAGTAAAGATCAACAACAACTTCACAGAAGTCTATGCAAGGCCACACCTAACTTTGCCAGGCTTAGAGTTCTCCGGCAACGTGGTCACAGTGACAAGGTCCAATGATGACCTAGTGTTGGGGGCCAGTGGCACAGGCACAGTCACAGCACCTGAGATCACAATAGACGCAACTATAAACATCTCGGATAATGACATCAAGGTCAACACATCAAACGCTGACCTAGTAATGACAGCAAACGGCACAGGTTCTGTAGCAATCACAAAATTAGACCTAGACGATGGAACAGTTGATGCGACAACTATAGGATCAAGCACGGCTTCAACAGGTGAGTTCACAACTATGACTGCGACAGGGTCAAGTTCAATAGATGTAATAACAATCACAGATAATACCATTTCAACCAACACCACCAACTCCGATTTAGAACTTACTGGTTCAGGTACAGGCACAGTATCGTTCAGTGGTATCAAATTTCCCACTAGCGATGCAGTTGGAAATAGAGCGTTGCAAACAAATGGAAATGGACAACTATCATTTTTTAGACCGGATATATTATTAGAACATGCAGAGTTAACTGATGGTACAGCAACCATAACAGGTAATAGTGTGGCACAAACTTTTGATAGTTTCAGTGCTTCCACGTACAGAAGTGCAAAATATCACATACAAATTTCTGACGCAACAGCAAATAGATTTAGTATGATAGAAGCGAACGTCACACACGATGGCACGAACGCATACGTCAGTGTGTTTGGCGGTGTGGACAATGGAGCAGGTGACGGATCATCTGTGTATGACTCACTTGAATTTACTGCTGTAATAAACAGTGGCGATGTAAGGGTACGAGGTAAAGTAAATAACACTAACAGTCAGGTTATAAAATTTGTGAGGAGACCAATTAAGGTATAATATGGCAAGGATTAACTTAAACGTAGGTTCAAACGCTAACACCGGAGACGGTCAAACTTTGAGATCGGCTATGCAAGATGTGAACACTATGTTCACGGAGATATACGCTTCATCGCTTTTCGATGATGGTTTGCAACTGAGTGGTAACGAGATCAGGGCAACCAGATCCAATGACGATCTTGTGTTAAAACCAAGCGGAACGGGTATAGTCACCATGGACAGTCTCACAGTGGATTCCAACATTAATATCACAGACAACGAAATCAAAACTACTGTATCAAATTCAGATCTTAACCTTTCAGCGTCTGGAACAGGACAAGTTGTGATAGCCAAGGCTGACATAAATGCTGGAACAATAGACAACACAACTATAGGTGCCACAACTCCAGCGGCAGGAACTTTTACTACTTTGACTGCGGGCATAAGTGCAACACTCGATGGGGTCTTGGTCAAGGACAACACGATATCCACCAACGCCACCAACGCCGATCTAGAACTTTCGGCTTCGGGAACAGGTACAGTAAGTATAAACGGATTAAAAATGCCTGCCTCGGACGGCTCGGCCAATCAGTTATTAAAGACAAGCGGTGCTGGTGTGTTAAGTTTTGCCACTGTCACGCCAACGTTGAGTCATTCAGAACTAGGTGATGGCACCAACACTATCGCCACTTCAACCACTACCCAACTCGATAGTTTTGACTCTGCTACCTACAGAAGTGCAAAATACTACATCTCGATATCGGACGCAACAAATGGCAGATTCGAACTTGTAGAAGCAAACGTCATACATGGTCCGAGTGCTGACAGCACCATCGAAGCATATGTTTCTGTGTTCGGTTCGACAACTTCTTACACTGCACCACTTTGTACTTTCACTGCAGACATAGATGACGGTCTTGTGAGATTACTTGCGACAAATATCAGTAATAATAGCACTATATTCAAGTATCAAAGAATACTTTTTGACCTTTAATAATTACATTCGGTTTATAGAATTAACGATAAATAACAACATTAACAAGGATATAAGCAAGTATGGCAAGACAACATATCAATATAGGATCAAATGCAAACGATGGTCAAGGTGATCCATTACGAACAGCATTTGACAAAATAAACGACAATTTTATAGATTTATACGGTAGCGACAATGACCTAAATACATTAGACGCTAACCTTGACGTGAACAATTTCGCGATCACAACTGGCAGAACAAACGGTGACATCACTGTCACTCCAAATGGCACAGGAAGCATCAAACTTGGTGCAGTCAAATTCAAAGGAACAACAATCAGTTCAGATGATTCAACAATTATCAATGTCAACGAAGGTCTAGTAGTTGACGGCACAGCATCGGTAAGCGGTGCGTTAAGTTCAGCGACTTCATTGGCATTGGCCACAGGAGCAACTGTGACAGGTATTCTGGACGAAGATAATATGGCGACAAATTCAGCAACACAACTTGCCACTCAGCAGTCGATCAAAGCATATGTAGATTCACAAGTCACAGCACAGGATTTAGATCTTGCAGGTGACTCGGGCACAGGTGCGGTTGATTTGGATTCACAATCATTGACCATTGCAGGCGGAACAGGTTTGACATCAGTGGCTGGTAGCCAAACAGTTACACTTAATATTGACGCAACGGTGGCGACATTAACAGGTTCACAAACACTAACAAACAAAGTTTTAACCTCTCCCACAATAAACGCCGCGACCATGACAGGAAACGTAACTGTCGACAATTTAATTTTCAATGACACAGACATTAGCACCGCTTCAAATGGAAGTTTAACTTTGAACCCAGGTGGAACTGGAACAATAGAATTACACGCGGCAACAAATGTAACTGGCAACACAGCCGTAACAGGAAATCTAGGAGTAACAGGTACACTTAACACGGCAGACGTCGCCACAACAGGCAACACAACAATATCAGGTTCATTGACAACAGGTACTTTTAATGTTGGTGACTTGAACATCAATGCAGACGGTAAAATAAGCACAGACACAAATGGAAACATTGATCTAGATCCATCAGGTACAGGAGCAATTAACTTGACTGGTCCTACAAATATAACAGGCACAGGAACAGTAGATGGACAATTTAATGTAGACAACATTAGAATTGATGGGAACACAATATCATCAACAACTGGAAGTATAACGCTGTCTCCGTTAGCAGGGCAGAACCTTGTGTTGGGAGCGACAGGCAATGGTGTTGTAACTGCATCTGAATTCCAAGCAACACTAGGTGAATTCGTAACCTTGAGAACAGACACATTATCTACTGATACTTCCAATGGTGACTTATCTATAAGCACACAGGGTACTGGAGTTATAGACTTGAACACAGCAACGCAGGCAACTGTGGGATCGGCGGGAGGTGCTTCGGCCTTACCTGGACAACCGACTGGCTATATAAAGATCAAGATTGCTGGAACGATGAGAGTCGTGCCATTCTACGACGAATCGTAATAGGCTTTAACATATCCTTTACAAAGGAAAAATAATGAGAAAATATCATAACGACCGTAAAAGGTATAGATCTCCAAAATCTGAGATAGCACGACTGCAAGAAGCGATCAAAAGGGAAAGGGATCCAATACTACGTGAAGGCCTAAAACAGCACCTAGAACACTGGATTCGTACACAGAATAATAGTCGGTAATTGCCAATAAATACCCGTGTAAGGAGTAAAGTAATGGCAACACCAGTGTGGACAACCACGGAAGGTAAATTAGCAACTATACAAGAGCAAGTAGCATATTCGCTACAACTCGAAGCAAATGATCCTGTTCCCATGGGCGATTCCACGGCCGTCACTTACTCCCTGATAGCAGGAAGCCTACCTGTAGGAATGCAGGTCACATCAACAGGCTTACTGACAGGTACTCCGGCTGAGGTTGCCAAAAGAACTCTTTACACCTTCGTCGTGCGAGCCACGGCCGGTACCGCTATCACAGACAGAACATTCAAGTTGGACGTGCAAGGTGCAGACTCTCCCACGTTCACAACAGCATCAGGACAACTGCAACTAGACGATTCCACAAGTGTTGGACTATACTGGGTCATAGATGGCGCCAGTGTTCAACTTCAAATGCAGGCCACAGATTCGGACACAGCAACAGGCCAGAAATTGGTATACGAGATAGTCAAAGGATCTTTGCCGCCTGGAATAACTCTCAGCAAGACAGGATTGATTTCAGGTATTGTTGCACTCACAGAGGACCAGAAGTTTGGAATAAGAGGAGGTTATGATGGCACAGGAACAGAAGACAAGTTCAATGGAATTTACGATAGAACAGTAACTTCAAAGAGTGTAAGCAAGAACTTTGATTTCATTGTAAGGGTATCAGATGGAGTAAGTTACGTTGAACAAAACAATTCTATTTTTGTATACACAGCAGATTTCTTTAGAGTTTCCAACTCCGGAGTAACAATTGACGCCACAGAGATCGACGGAACAGCGTTGACAATGGACTTCAGTGGTAACAGGAGACCCGTTTTCAGGACAGGTTCTGATCTGGGAACATTCAGACATGACAATAGTGTTGTGGTAAAAATTGATGTCGAAGACTTCGATCCATTGCAGGGAGACCTAGAGTATTCAATACATTCAGGATCTTTGCCTGCAGGAGTTTCAATTGATATCACATCCGGTGAACTTCATGGGCAGTTGGCAAGGCAGTCAGCAATTGAAGTGGACTACAATTTCACAGTCAGAGCCAAGAGGGTAATATCACCAGGCGTGGAAGTGTTCACGGACAAAGATTTCACAATGAAAGTAATAGGTGAAATAGACATAGGGATAGAATTCACAACCCCAACAGACCTAGGAACACTTAAAGCCAACATACCAAGCCTTTTGACTGTAGAAGCAAAATCAGATGATACAAACAGAATATTAAGTTACAGTGTTACCTCAGGAAGTTTACCAAGTGGCATTACACTATCTCGTCAAGGCAACTTCATAGGTAAGATAGACCCTAGTGACTTCTCAGATTCAACAACGTCATACACATTTACAGTCACGGTCAGTGATCAATATCAGGCCGCGGCAACTTCGAAAGAATTTACTTTAAATGTTGAAATTCCATACAACTTTGTAGAATACGGAAACATGACTGGACACGCAACATCATTCATAGATCAGAACATATTCTATAGCATAGCACAAGATCCAACAATTAATGATTCGTCGTATGTATATAGATCGGAGGATCCAAACTTTGGAATAAAATTGAAACCAGACATGCTGATGATGGCCGGGTTAGAGGCACAAACTTTGACAACTTTCCAACAACAAATGGAACAGAACCATGCTCCTAAGACTCTTTACTTCGGAGATCTTAAGACCGCAGTGGCCAAAGAAGGCTCAACCACAAAATATGAAGTTGTTTATATTACAATAAAAGACAACATGGTCAACAGCAAGGGCGAAGCAGTTTCAAGTTCTATAAAACTACGAGATGCTGTTGTAAAACCTGTGTTGGGTCCTAGAGCTTCTACCATGAATGCAACAACGGATCTGACAGATTACGAAATAACGACAGATAGTGGGTTGGCGTTCAGCACATCAGGATCAAAAGTCAGATACGCAAACCAGTTGAGTGCAGACCTAGGTTTCATGGAAACACTGTATCCAAATGCTGTTGCCAATATGAGAAGCAGAATGAAGACTCTTGGGCACAAGGAATGGGATTATCTTCCATTGTGGATGAAGACCACACAGGCAGGAGATAAAGCACCGCTTGGATACGTGATGGCCGTGCCTGTGTGCTATTGCAAACCAGGTACAGCAGGATTGGTAAAGAAAAGAATCCAAGACAAAGCACTAAAATTCCAAGATATCGCTTTTACTATTGACAGATATACCGTTGGAAACAACAAGATTTCTTCTAATCAATTTACAGGTGATGGAACAACTAAAACATTCCAACTTAACGAAATAGTCCATGAGGAAGACATCAAGGTACTTGAGGGCACTCAAAGAGTGTACGCTGGTAAAGGGGTCACTGCGGACAACAATGTGATTCCTAGTTATCTCACAGTTGATGGCACACTAAGATCAGCGGACCACGAGTTTGGAATAACACTTACGCATGACACAGAAAACAAAAAAACAACGATGACTTTTACCAAAGAAGCACCAGCACTCGATACAATTATAAAGGTGGAGAGATTGAACGATAAATATCTTAAATTTAGAGACAAAGGAATATTTTAATGGCTAGTAACATAGTACCAGGAAACATAGACGGAACATACCCTAAAGCAGGACAGGACAACAGTTCACAAGGCATGAGAGACAACTTCTCGGCCATCAAAGACAATTTCACAGAGGCATCAACAGAGATTACGGCATTACAGACCAACAAGGCCAGCCTCAATCAATCAAGCGACTTTGCCGACAACGAAGTGCTACGTGCCAAATTCAAAAACACGTCAGAAGTGGTTTACTCACATGGATCTGTAAGTAGTGGAGTAATTACTTTGAATCACAACAACGGCCACTATCACACTGCAACAGTCACAGCAGATACAACTTTTGCATTTACAAATTTTCCAACAGGCGGACTGGGCAGAATCATACTAGATATAACAGTATCAGTGGGTGCAACCAATTTAATTTTCCCATCAGCAGTGATCAAAGCAGATAACGTTAACGGCAGTGATGGTACATCAGACACCATCCAACCAGGTCTAGGACGTGTGATGTATGAGTTTATGTCACCCGACGGTGGAACAACGATGCTGATGCATCAACTAGGCAAACAGTACACCTAACATTTAAAGGAGGCACATGTACTTCCATCCATTACAAGAAGAGATAGGCAACATGAGTGATGAGGAAATATCCAAAAGGATCAAGGACCTTTCTAAAAAAGTTGCAAGTGCCAGAAGATTTGGTCGTAACCCAGAGATGTTAGCACAACTCACACACGCCCTGAACACATACAGGCACGCCATCAGAGAAAGAAGAATTGAGGAGTGGCACAAGAATAATAAAAAGTTAAGAGGTGAGCCAGATATCGGAGAACTGATCAACATCGACTAGTAAGTATTACTGATGTCAAATACTTTTACTTGGAAAACAAAATTTAAATCGATCATTATTGTAGACGGAGAATTGTTTTCAAACGAATATAAATTGAATGTATCACTCACACCTCACACAGCAAACTTAAAGGAGCAAACACAATACTTCGAGAGATTGAAAAATCTTTTTGAGCAGGTGTTCGCCAACACAATTACCACATGGAGGGACGAACCTCTATACAAGGTCCTGAAGAAGAACACAAACAATAGATTCATTGAATTACCAAAGCCTCCATATGATCAGATAATGGCGGCTGTGTGTTTCTGCAAGGCCAACAGCATTCTAGAGAGCAACATCACCATAAACCACATATCATTGAGCTCATGGCAAGGTGACGGTATTACCTACACGGTTGACAAAGACAGCAAAGAGCTTATACTTTTAGATAGACCGGACTGGTTTTCGGAAAAATATAACACGTTTGACCCATGGTGGTTGAGACCCGACACGGCAACATATGATGAAGAACTCGACAAAGGCATTTACACTGGACATTTTAGTTGGAACGATCAGCAGATTCCAGTTGACAAGAAGCACGAGTATCATGCTAAAGTGTTTGAGTTCCAACCAAAGGTTTTAGATGGCGGCAAAAACAAAGATAAATGATCATGGCGATGTTATATTCACAGAGCAAGAAGCAATAGATCTACTTTACACCAACCCAGACTTTGAAATTTCTAAACTGTTCTTTGAAAAAATTGAACAGTACAACGACGCCATTAAACAAATAGGTGCTGACCTTACACCAATTAACACTGCACCCAAAAGAAAATCTCCAGCAGAATTTGATGCAATAAATATTGGTAATTGGCACATGCCAGACAAGTACTATCAAATAAATGTGTTGGAATGGTTACTAGACAAGTGTCAAAGCGACGAGGAAAAGATGAGAGTGCAAACAGAATACGATTTATTTGAAAAGAAAAAATTCGTTAAGGTTTTACAATTTTTAATTTACTTTGTGGACACACTACGGGCAAACAACATAGTGTGGGGAGTTGGAAGAGGTTCCAGTGTGGCCAGTTTTTGTTTGTTCTTGATAGGTGTACACAAAATTAATCCAATGCTGTACAATTTAGATATCAAGGAATTCCTAAGATGAAGATTTCCATAGAGAGCTCAAAGCCTATCACCGAATACTACTTGCTTGACCTGTCGGAAAACAAGATAGATTTCAAAATAGACGAAAATTTCAATTTAGACAAGGGGTGGTATGAACTGCACCTACACTACCCTGGCCAGAGAACGAAAATCAATGATATAAAAATAAACGGCGAAAGCATCGTAGAAACTATATGGGCAGGACACTACCTCGACGGTGAAGGCAACAAGCATCAGCCTGCCGGTGTCATGTGGGACGAAGGTGGTGTGATAAAAGTATGGATACACACAAACCTTGGCGTGTTGTTTGATAGGATCTTCACGGAAATTGACGGTGGGGACCTCGGAGAAAACTTGTATAAAAAGTACCAGTTCACTGTTGACAGGCCCTGTTCATTAAAAAATCCATTCCCTGAGAGTATAAAAAGTTATTTCGCACACGGTGATGGTCCGCACTGGTGGAAAAAAGACACAGACTACACCCCATACAAAATACTAGACATAGACACCCCACCTGTTGAAGAGATTTTAGAAGAGATGGACAGGATCAGTGTACGTGAAATAAAGGGAGCATTCAAAGGTGTTATTGATATAAAGACCAATTCGCCTACAAAATCAGATCTTCCGTTCATTGATATGGATTGGGAGAAGGTGCCTAGGATGAAAGAACTACTGGTGGACAAGGTTGGCTATAAAAATATCCTAAGTATCAACCTACAGACCTTACAACCACACAAAAATTTGGTGCTACACAGAGATGACCATTACAAAAGGAAAAAGTATCCGATCATTCGCGGATGTAAAAAATTCTACTGGCCGTTAACCGGCGACCTTGAAAACAATTATTTCAAACTTGGTAAAGCAGGTATGTTGCCTGCAAAGAACAGACCATTTTTGATTAACACACTCGAACACACGCACACGGCAGTGAACGACAGTGACGAACCTAGAAGTGTTTTAATTGTGTATGGTGACCTTCCAGGCGAAATTTTAGGACCAGGCGATCAGCGTGATGATAAGTAAAGTATAATAGGAGCATATTATGGTAGCAAGAGCACCCAGGAAAAGAATGTACAGAACCATGCAGGGACGTATGGTAGACATAGAAAAATTACGAGCGGCAAACGAATCAGTACAGGCTGTTGGTAATATGAATGTGAATGCTAGAGGTGACGTATTAGGCCCAGGTGGAGCAATAGTAACTCCCAAATCACAAGTGATTAAAAAATATTACGAACAACCAAAAGGCATGGTTGACGATACTCCAGTAAAAGGCAAACCAGCACCAGCACCTAAAACTGAACCAAAGAAGACTGTCCAGAAGATGACACCGGTTGCTAGTAAACCTGCCCCACAGAAAGCAGTGGCACCAACACCAAAGGTTGAAACAAAACCAGTGGAAACATTCAAACCAAAAACAGAGAGCACGGCCAAAAAAGGTATAGATGCGGCTCTTGACGGACTAGAATAAATCATTTATAATACTTCTATATGGGACAGATAGAAGACTTACAAGCAAAAGGTTTCGGATCACACGGTGGTAAGCAATACACTGTTGACAACGACATAACACCACTCAAGAAAAGAGTGCTTGTTTCAGACATGCACTTCGGAGAACGTACCACCAAAGGTGGAATAATCATGATGGACGACGATGGGTCTGCAGATGGCATTCACCCACGTTGGGCAAAAGTATACGCAATAGGCAACCAACAGGAAGACGTCAAAGTTGGACAGTGGGTGATGGTCGCACACGGTAGATGGTCGAGAGCATTCAAAGTCAAGAAGCAAGGAGTCGAACTGGAAGTGAGGATGATTGACGAGAACGATATTCTACTAGTATCAGACACCGAACCAGAATTCAACACCAAACAAGCAGGGTATATCAACACAGGCGGTATGCAACAGATGACCAAACTACCTGGCAATGACTAAAAAAATACTTTTCCTTGGTTGTAGCAACCTAGCAGACGATCAGCAAAATCCAAATAAAGAACAGATCTGGAAAGATGTTGTGTTTGGCCAAGATGTTGAGATAGTAAATTTATCTTGGTGGGGTGTGGGAAATCAATTCATATTAGGCAATTGTGTAGATTATGTTTCGAACAACAAAGTCGATTATGTTTACGCACAATTCACTGGATTGGCAAGATTCGACATACCTGCCCATGACACTTATTCTATTCCAGATTACGATTACTGCATAAAAACTTATAAAAGAAGATATCTGTGTTCAGGTGGCAAAGTGGGTAGTTGGATAAACAATGACAGAACAAATGAAATTTTTATGCCCTGTTACTTTAATGATGAGGAATATCAACACGTGGCTAAAGAAAGCATCCAATCAGTGGCCAGCACACTGTGGTTTTTGAAACAAAAGAATATATCACACAACTGGACATTTTTTTACGACATCACAAATCCTGCCACTCCTGAACAAGATATGTATGATGGTCATGTTGAAAAGTTTCCTGATCTTTTAGATGCAACACATCGTATCAATAGTGATCCACATTCATACTGTGCCAAGCATGACGGTTTACAAGATGACAAATGCCATTTTCACAACAGTGTTTACCGAGATTGGGTTATGTCTATAAAAGACCAAATTAACTGGCAATGATTAGCAAAGACTTCAAAATTATTCTATTCAATGGCGGATTTGCAGGTGATTTAATCACTGCTCTCTACAATCCAGATGTGTTTAAAGGGTTCGACGACAACACCGTAGTGCTGATAAAAGAAGTGCTGAAACCAAAACAACCAGATTTCAAAGATTGGTCACACGACAAAAAAGTTGAATGGTTGGAATCAATAAACGATCTAGGGGTGTGTAGCAGTCATGACCTTGAACTGGCATTACGACTTAAAGAAAACACAATACTTGTACACTGTTCAGATTACAAACTAGCAAAATTTTTTCATAGTAGATTGGAAAGACATGAAGAACGTATGAAACTATCACTAGACGAACACATGAACTGGCAGAGAAACAGCAGGCAAGTTCATAAGAGACAGATAGATCTTGTTGATCTAAACAAACAAAATTTCCTAGAAAGTTTACACATAAATGATAATAGAAGCTCGGACATTTTGAAAGAATGGTTGGCGAGAAATAAGATAGAAGAATATGAAACAGATTAAAATCAAAAAAATAAAAGTAGAAATAAGCAAACTGGTTACCATGGCAGAGATGGGACTTGGTGCAGTGCGTCCTCTAAACAAAGAAAAGAGAGCATGGATCAACAAACTTAAAAAAGAGGGTGTATGGGATCCAATACTTGTGACCCCAATAAAGGACAGTGGGTATTATCTGCTGACAGACGGGTGGCACAGAGTACAGGCCGCAACGGCACTCAAAAGAAAAACAATGAACGCATTACAATTACCAGCCAATGCAGGTCTGAGCATGGCCAAGGCAAACAAGATCCTACGAGACATAGACAGGGAGTTTGGTTTCAAACTGGATTGTAGCAACATTATAGGCCATTGGGCCATGATGCAAACACTGTTAGAAGAGTAGACAAATCACAAATATCTGTTATAATATGAGCATGGTACAACGTTTCGGTTTCTGTTGCAAATGGCTCAATGACACCAGTGAATTCGGTGGCATGAAAGTGAATGCCAAGGACAGAGAACTCAACGGAAGGTCGACAACAATGCGTTGGCTTCGTGAACACAAGGACGAGGCAGAACAACGACAATGGGACATACTCACACACAACACACTGGCCGCACGTAGACTGGTACAACGTGTGGGCACACTGCCACCTGAACGTAGGATGGTCAGACTTGGTAGTGAGATGCTACAAGGTTACACAGAGAAAGACTGGAAGGCATGGTGGCAAAGACCAGAACTACAAGATCACTTGGCAAAATTATTCGCACCCGTGGGCGAGATGGCTAGGAAGTTGGATGTGAAGGTGAGTTTCCACCCAGGACAGTTCTGTGTGCTTTCAAGCGCCACTCCAGACATTGTTGACCGTAGCATAGAAGAATTCGAATATCATGCGGACATGGCACGTTGGATGGGTTTTGGCAAATCATTCCAGGATGGTTGCAAGATAAACGTACACATCTCAGGCAAACAAGGACCAGACGGAATCATAAAAGCACTACCTAGACTATCGCAAGAGGCAAGGAACTTGATCACAATCGAGAATGACGAGATGGGACATGGACTTGAAAAAAGCCTTGAACTGGAAAAGCACCTGGCCCTTGTGCTGGACATACACCATCACTGGATCCGAGATGAGGAATACATCGAAGCAAATGATGACAGGGTCAAAAGGGTTATTGACAGTTGGCGTGGTGTGAGACCCAGTATGCACTACTCTTATTCCAGAGATGAACACTTGGCAGTTGCAAACCTGGGTGACAAGACACACACGGAAATGCACGATATCAAGATGTTGCTTGAACGTGGTTGCAAAAAACAGAAACTTAGAGCACACTCGGACCTATTACCAAACAAAAAGGTAAACGACTGGGCATTGTCTTTCTCGGAAAACTTCGACATACAGGTCGAGGCCAAAGGTAAAAACATGGCCCAGGAACAATTATATAGACAATACCTAGAGAATTCTATATAATCAATAACACTAACAGGAGAT